GTTAGCCCGGCGTGCTTTTTCTTCCTGTATCCGGTGAAACAAGTCTTTGGAAATGATGGCCGGATGGCTGTCCTCCACATAATACTGCGGAACAATTCCATTATTTTTAACTCTTTTCTTTGTGAGGTAGTCTACGGTGTAGCTTTTTTGCAGCAAGGCATCTCCCATGTACTTCTCATTAGAGAGCATGTTGTTGATGGTAGTTGTAGACCATTGATTTCTTCCGGTAACGGTTTTAATGCCGTTTTCCTCCAGGTACTTTTTTATTTGGGTGATGCTTAGTCCCTCTAAATACAGTCTGAAAATCAGCCTTACTATTTCTGCTTCCTCCGGTACTATCACCAATTCACCGGCTTCATTCTTTGTATAACCTAAAAACTTATTGTGATTGACCATAACCTGTCCTTTTTCGAAGCGGCGTACAACGCCCCACCTTGTATTGGTGCTTAAGGAGCGGCTTTCTTCCTGGGCGAGGCTTCCGAGGATGGTGATGAGAAATTCTCCGGTGCTGTCCAGGGTGTTGACATTTTCTTTTTCGAAGAACACGCCGATGTTTTTTTCTTTCAGTTTCCGTATGTATTGAATGCAGTCAAGGGTGTTTCGTGCAAAACGGCTGATGGATTTTGTCAGCACCAGGTCAATCTTGCCTGCCATGCAGTCTTCAATCAGTTTATTGAACCCTGTTCTGTTTTTTGTACTGGTGCCGGATATGCCCTCATCAGCATAGATGCCTGCAAACTTCCAGCCTGGGTTTTTCATAATCTCCATCGTGTAATAATCCACCTGCGCCTGGTAGCTGGACTGCTGTTCCTCCAGCTCCGTGCTGACCCGGCAATAGGCAGCTACTCTCAGCTTTTTTATCTTTGCTTTTTCCTTAAAATCATAAATCGGATTTGCAGGAATTACCGATACTGTTCTTTGTCCCATCGCCATGGGCTTTTCCTCCTTTTCCCCGTAATTTATATGATGTGCTCAGCGTCACTCCGTTGATCAGTTCAAACCGGAGCTGCCCGGTGATTTCCACCGTAATGCTTTTGATGGTTGCTTTGAATAAAGCCTCGTCAAATGCTTTAATGGGCTTGCGACTCTCAAGCACCGCTTTCAATTTCCTGGTTTTATAATCAAAATCATCCACCTGGGAGATTCGATATTGTTCCACAGCTCTTTTGAACAACAGCTGTGCCATTTCTGACGGTTTCAGGCCGTTTTGGCCTAGTACGCTGGATATTTGCAATTTTATCCTTCTTAATTCTACACTTTCTGCCACAGCATTAACTGCCGGACGCTTTTCTATCATTTCAGGGTTCTCCATCACCCGGTTGATAATCTGTATAAAGCCTGCTTCAAGCTGCTTGCCATCAACCACGCCGCTTTTGCAGCAGACCCTGTTGTCAACGATATACCGTTTGCATTTCCAGTTGCATTTCTTGTTCCTGTCATGATGTTCGGTGTACCTTTTGAAAACACTCCCGCATTCCCCGCATATCAACCTGCCGCTGAAGGGGTAAGTGCTGGCGATGCCGTTAGCATAGTAATTGACATTCCTGCCAAGCCGGGTGTTCTTTTCTTCCCTGAGCTTATGTGCAGCATTAAATACTTCCTCCGGGATAATGGCAGGATAGAAGTCGTTTCCGGTGTATTTCCAGTTGCTCAAAATTTTTCCGATGGAGCCGTGATTCCAGGAGGGCTTTCCGTTGGCGTTGGAAACCTTCATTTCCGTCAGGTCCTTTGCCATCTGCTTCAAGGATATACCCGATATAAAATCATCGAACATTTTTCTGACCAGGTCTGCCTTTTCCGGTTCGATGGTTACAGCTCCGTCTATGATTTTATAGCCAAAGGGCGTATGTCTTTGCGCCATTTAGACCACTTCCTCTCCGATGATTTCTGGAAGCTCCAGTCCGTTGATCAGGCGGAAGGCGATTTCAAGCTTGGATTTTACGATGATCCTTTCTACCATCAGAGAAAAAATGTTTTCATCAAAGCTCTCCATCAAGTCATCCTGCTTTTTGAGAAAAGCAATCAGTTCCTCCGTCCTGGCGGCCTCATCATTAAATCCGTTATATTCGAACAGCTTGTTCCGCTGCTTTTTGGCTTCGTAGAGTTGCTTGGTGATCAGATTGCTTTGCTCTATAAAAAGAACAGAGTCAAGATATCCTTTCGACCTCAGTCTACTTAATACATGACTCTGTTCGGTAAGTTCCGTTATTTTTTTGTTGATTTCCCTGACCTGGGATTCATACTCCCTGCCGCAGTGAAGCTTTTTCAAATCCTCGGCCAGTGGGGTTAATATTTTGTCATAATTGCTTTTTAGCTTGTTATATAGGTTGATGAACGCAGCTTTGATGTGATTGTCCTTGACAGCTGTCATACCGCATTCCATCCGATTTCTGATATGCCTCGTGCAGCACCACTGCACTGTTTCATAAGGTTTGCCTTTGAATATGATTTGCCTTTTGAAATTACTCCCGCATTCACCGCATTGGATTTTGCTGCTGAACGGGTACCGCTGGTTATATTTTCGCGTGTCGGTATCCAGCATGGCTTTTTCAATTTTTCGCTGCTCCATGATCTCCCTGACCCGTTCGGCCTGTTCTTTTGAAATAATAGGTTCATGGTCGTTGGCGATATAATAACTCTGTTTTTGTCCCCGGTTCCGCTTTCGTTTAAAAGGCAATGTGTCGGTAGTAAAGGTTTTCTGAAGGAGCATGTCGCCGTAATATTTTTCATTCATGAGAATTTCCTTCACCACATTTTCTCCCCAGGCTTCCGCCCCTTTTCTTGTTGGGATTCCTTCCTCCGTAAGCTCCTTTGCGATGACGTACGTTCCTTTCCCGTTCAGGTAATCGGTGTAAATCCTTTTTACAATAGCGGCTTCTTCTTCATTGATGACGATTCCTCCGTCCTTACCCTTCATATAGCCGTAGGGAAGGTAGGAAGGCTTCCATTCGCCTTTCATGAACCTTTTTTGTATCGCCCACCGGTTGTTCTTGGAGGTGGAAATGGATTCCTCCTGGGCGATGGAGCTTAAAACCGTCATCAGCAGCTCGCTTTCAGCGGACATGGTGTTTATGTTTTCTTTCTCAAAGAAGACTGCAATTCCCAGCACTTTCAGCTTTCTTACCGTCTCAATGCAGTCGGCGGTGTTTCTTGCAAACCTGGATATGGACTTGGTGATGACCATGTCCACCTTTTTGGCTTCACAGTCGGCAATGAGCCTTAGAAACTCATCCCGCTTGTTCTTGGCAGTGCCGCTGATGCCTTCGTCAGCATAAATTCCGGCAAAAGTCCAGGCATCGTTGCTTTCTATCAGCCGGGTGTAGTACTCCACCTGTGCTGAAAAGGATTGCAGCTGCCCTGTATGGTCTGAGCTGACCCGGCAGTATGCGCACACCCGCAGTTTCGGAGCTTCAGCTTCTGCTTCCATGCGATGGATGGGCTTGATGACTCTTACTTTTGGCATACGCTTCCTCCTTTCACTTTTCAGTACATGATGCTTTATCAGCAACACACAGTACCACACAAATCCAGCCATATCAAGTGTTTTTACACATATACCTCCGCCAGGGATGGAGTGAATGAATTCCGATTTAATCTGTCAATTTCTTTCAATTCAGAAAGAGTAATAAGGCCTTTTTCAAGCATGCTATTCAGCAGCGAAAGCGCCATTTTGTACTTGATTTCATTGGTTATTTGAGTTTGCGACATGGTTTTATCCCCCTTTACATTTTGCTTTAATACCACAAGGATGCAGCGGATTTGAGTTCCGCTGCATAGTTTCTGATATCAAAGCGGTGACGCTTGTTCTCAATCTTCATCCTGTGCTCTATTTGCCGCTGCTTCCCAAGCACCGGGGCAACAGCTCAAACTATCTGTGGTCAGCAGATATCACAGGAATTCCACCTCCCCGAGAACCTCCGGGCTGCACTCTGGGACTCAACCTCGACTATGCAGGAGTATCATTGTAGGCTGCTCAGGTCCTGGCGAAACAATCCACCACAGATTGTTTTATGGTCAAACATTTATCGCTCATAGCCTTTGATGCCATCGGTTTGACGGACAAAAAATGCCCGCAGGCTGTCTTGGCGTGTTTACCAAT